CATAATGGCTAATACACTTTCAACCAGTATTGGTACTATTAACAATACTAGCACTACTCCGTTAGATCCTAGTGTTGCTTATGATACCAAATACGCAACCTATCTAAAGTTGTTCTCAGGTGAGCTTTTCAAAGCTTATGAGTCAACAACGATAGCTAAAGGAACTGTACAGAACCGTCAACTAAAGAACGGTAAGAGTCTACAGTTCATCTTCACAGGCCGTATGCAAGCAGCTTATCATACTCCAGGGGAACCGATTCTCGGATCGGGTGATCCACCTGTAGCAGAGAAGACTATCGTCTGTGACGATCTTCTCATAAGCTCTGCTTTCGTATACGATCTAGATGAAACACTTGCTCATTACTCACTTAGAAGTGAAATCAGCAAGAAGATCGGTCACGCTTTGGCCGAAGCATATGACAGGAAGGTATTCCGTACCATCGCACTAGCAGCTCGTGAAGCTCATCCAATCACTGCATCACCAGGCCCAGAGCCAGGCGGTTCAGTTATCAAGATTGGTGCTAACAACGAGTATGATGCTCAGAAATTGGTGGATGCATTCTTTGAAGCTGCTGCAATTCTTGATGAAAAGAACCTACCTAAAGTTGGTAGAACCGCAGTACTTGCACCTCGCCAGTACTACGCTCTAGTATCTCAGGTTGATTCAAACATCCTTAACCGTGACTACGGTAATACTCAAGGTAACTTGAACTCTGGTGAAGGACTGGTATCTATTGCCGGTATCGACATCAAGCGTTCCAACAACCTACCTTTCCAAGCTGGTACTGTCAATAAGCAGTCTGGTGAAAACAACGATTATTCCGGTGCTTTCGCTAATCATGCTGGATTGATTTATCAGAAGGATGCAGCTGGTGTTGTTGAAGCAATTGGACCACAAGTACAAACAACTGGAGCTGACGTTAAGACAATGTACCAGGGTGACCTGATCGTTGGACGTCTGGCAATGGGTGTAGGTACATTGAACCCTGCTGCTGCAATTGAAATACAAACTGCTTGAGGTTAATCATGTCAGTTAAACCAGGAACAACATCAAAGAAAACTATTTCTGCTGCTAATGGACTTGGATCACTTGATGCACCTTCTTCTAAAACTGGAGTAGGTTCAGAAACAATGAATCCTCCTAGTCCTGTAGAATATGGTAGAGCAATTCTTAATTATTCTACTGACTTTGCAGATGCAAGTTCTCTATAATTTAATATAAATAATTATGGCTATTGTAAACGCATCAGTGGCCGCAGGCAATAATGGTGTCTGCGGGCCAACTAAAACACTAATTGATGCAGGTGCTAGTTTACCATACGCTACTGTAACAGGTACCCTAGCTGGTAACAATTTAGATGGAAACAAATCCACTGCTCTTAGATTTTCTGTAGCAGGCACCCAAGGTGGTGCTGTAGCTTTGAAATCTGAAGTCTACTCTGAAACCATGTGTTTCCGTACAGCCTATGTAGGGCAAGACGGTGACACTGGTGTCGAAGCAGACGGCGGTGATACACAAGCAAGAGGTGACTAACCTCAATATAGGGGGCTTCGGCTCCCTTTTTTTTATTTACAAATATTAACTATGGCTTACCCTACCACTAACGCTGCTGAAGAACTACCTGCTGTCAATGAAATACTGGCGTCTGTGGGTCAGGCACCTGTCACCACCCTCGATCAAACCAACCCGGACGTTGCGATTGCTTACGATACATTAACTAATGTTTCACGAGAAGTACAGGCAGAAGGCTGGACGTTTAATACAGAGGAGTATGTTAAATTTACTCCTGATTCAGATAATGAAATACAGATAGCAAATAATATATTACAAATAGATTTACATGATGAAGTAGATAATCAATATGAAGCTATTAGAAAAAAAGACCTAAGTGACGGTATTTTAAAATTATATGAAAAAGTAAATCATACCTTTACTTGGGATTCAACTAAGTGGTCTGAAGGTGTGAGATGCAATGTTGTATATCTTTATGACTGGGTTGAATTACCTATACCTGTTCAAGACTATATTGTAGCAAGAACAGCTAGTATTGTATCTAGCAGGATAGTTGGTGATCCTCAACAGTATCAAATGCTTTCACAAAAAGAACAATGGAATAGATCACAAGCCTTAGAGTATGAATGCAGGCAAGGTGATTATACATTCTTCGGGCATCAAAGAGGTAAGAAACCTTATGATGCTTATCAACCTTATAAAGCTCTATACCGATAATGGCAGCTGTAACTCAAACAATACCTAATTTCTTAGGTGGGGTATCTAACCAACCCGACGATAAAAAAATCTCAGGGCAAGTAACTGAAGCAATTAATGCTTACCCTGATCCTACATTTGGTCTTACTAAAAGACCAGGTTTCAAATTTATAGCAGAGTTGGCTGATGGTATAACTACTGGAGGTTCAGACTTTGATGCTACAGATTTAGATAATGCTAAATGGTTTTATTATAACCGTGATACAGATGAAAAATATATAGGATGTATAGTAGGTAAAAGTACAGCCTCTTATGGTGAAATACATGTATGGAATACTATACTTGATGACGCAGTGGTAGTGACTGTTGATACTATTGTAGGTGGATCTGGTTATTCAGCTGGGGCTGTTGGTACATACCTTAATACAACTTCAGATGGGTCTGGTACTGGATTGACACTTAGAATAACTTCTGTCAGTACTGGTGCTATAACAGGTTTAGAAGTCATTGATGGCGGTAAAGGATATGCTGTTGATGAAACGATTACTATTCCTGGTGGTTCAAGTGGTACATGTGATGTAGCTACTATATCAAATGGTGTCTTTAAAAAGTGTCATATGACTTATGGTACTGATGCTAGGGATTACTTAGGTAAGAAAGAAACAGCTGACGCTGTAGCTTCCACAAGTGCAGAAGATTATGATTTCTTAACTATTAGAGATACTACTATTATTACAAATAAAAATAGGGTAATTACTACACAAGCAGTTCCTTCTTTTACAGCTAATAAAAAAGCTACTATTAGAATACACTCAGTAGAATACAGTTCTAAATATGAGGTTACATTAGTTACAGGTGGTACTACTTATGTAGCTACATGTAAAACTAGAGCTGGTGATACTGCGGTTAATGATGCTGATAATACTTACTTCCTTAGTGCTAATGATATATTAAGTGACTTACGAGCTGGTACTGAATCTGGTGATAACGAATATGCACACACTAGTGCAGCTAGTGGTATAAATGGTATAAGTGGTATAACTGCTGAAATAATTGGAACTACCCTTGAATTAACAGGTACTTCTGCTTTTACAGTTACTGTAACAGGTGGTAGAACTGGTTCAGCTTTAACTGTTTATCAAAATACAGTTGATCTTATTACTGATTTACCAGCTGAAAGTGACCATGACCGTAAAGTAACAATAAATAATACAGCTTCTGCTTATGATACTTACTATACTAAATTTGTAGCAACTGATGGTGATAATGGACCAGGTGTATGGGAAGAAACTATAGCACCTAATGTGTCTCCAGGACTTACAGATGCCACATTACCTCATAAACTATATAATGATGTAAGAAACCATTTTACATTTTCACAGATTAGCTATACTGATAGAATTGTAGGTGATGATACAACAAATGAACATCCATCATTTAATGGTAAGACTATACAACAAGCTTTTTATTATAATAATAGACTTGGTTTTTTAACAGAAGATAATGTTTCATTAAGTAAGTCTGCTGATTTCTATAATTTTTATATGACAACAGCTCAGATATCTACTGATGATGATCCTATAGATATCAGCTGTTCTAGTACTAAACCTGCTGTTCTACATGGCATTGTACCTTCAGCTAGTGGTCTACTACTTTTTAGTCAGAATCAGCAGTTTCTTATGTTTTCAGCTGATGGTAATTTAACACCAAACACAGCATTGATACGTGGTCTGTCTAATTTCAGAATGGATACCAAAATAGATCCTGTAGATACTGGTACGTCTGTAAGTTTTGTAAGTAAGACACATGATACAGCTGGTTTTACTAGAGTATTTTCTTTCCAACCACAAGGTATAGGTCAAACACCAAAGGTTGTAGACGTAGGACGTGTAGTAGCTGAGTATATACCTGCTACTATTGATAGTTTAACTGCTAGTCCTCAGAATAGTTTCATTGCAATGTATGGTAAGACTTTAGATAAAGTATACTTCTTCCGTACTTATAATGATGGTGATAGAGATATAATGCAGACATGGTTTAATTGGCAGTTACCAGGTGATGTACACTATGTAACTGTTGATTCAGATACTATGTATTCGGTTATAAAAACAGGTTCTAGTACTGCAGCAAGATATAACTTATGCAGTGCTACTATGACTCAAACTCCTGAAGAGGAGATTATAGTGACTGCAGAGGGTATACAGGTTAATCCTCATATGGACTTTTATAAAGCTACAACAGCTGTAAGTCAGTATCCTATAGAAAGCGTAACAATAACTAATGAAGGGTCTGGTTATTCAGGTACTCCTACTGTAGCTATTGCAGCACCTGCTAGTGGTACACAAGCTACAGGGACTGCATCAGTCAGTGGTGGAGAAGTAACAGGTATTACTATTACTAATCCTGGTAAAGGTTATGACCCTGCAAACCCACCTGCTGTTACATTCAGTGGTGGTGGTGGATCTGCTGCGGCTGGTACAGCTGTGGTATATAATGGATCTTATTGTGAAATACCTTTTAGTAATATAACAGCATTAAATCCTGTTGTAGTTATTTCTGGTAATGCTAGTGATGACTGGACTGGAACTACTGAATCTGGACTTACAATTACACCAGGACGTGTCACTGTTAATAGTGTAAATTATTATACAGTACCACGTAAGGATTTATCAACTTTTG